TAGGATCGCGTCGCGCGTTCTTTCGGTTTTGTCCATATCCACGCGAACACCGCGCCATGTCATGTTAACCAAGCATGGCAGTAGGTCTAGCTCTAGGTTGACAATATTCCAAAGGTTCTGCTTGCCGATCTCTACTTTTAGATAGTTCCAGAGTTGCAGGGTAACTTCGGCGTCTGTCTGGGCGTAGGGCCCAACATACATTGCGGGCATTTTCCACATGTCGGCCTTGGGGTCAAAGCCGAACTCGCTGGCGGCTTGCCGAAGCAGGCTTTCGTTCTTTGCGAGCCCCAGATACTCAAAGGCAAGAGAGTTTAGTGCGTAGGAGAATTTGTTCTCATCTAACAGGGACGCGACTACCATCGTGTCGATGATCCGTCCGTTTATCTCAAAGCCCATGCGTTTGATCCAGCCCACGTCGTACTGTGCGTTGTGCATGATCTTGTCGGCAGGGCAGTCGAAGACTTTCTTGAGCCAGCGATTGACTATCTTTTCGTCTAAGTTTCCACCCCCACGGTGTCTTGTGGGAATGTAGCCAGCCCAATCGGCGGTAGCGACGGCATAGCCGACCACTTCGCCATCTCCAACAGCCCAACCGGGGCCGTTCTTTTTTATGTTGGGGTCTCTTGTCTCTACGTCGATGGCAATAGTAGTTGCCCCGGTAAGATCAGGTAACTCGGCTGGGGGAACCCATTCTGAGTTCAAGGAGGGGCTGGCTATTTTCAGCTTCATTTATTCATCTTTCTTTTTGTTGCTTCAACTTCTCTCAGCATTCCAACGTCTATGCCGAGATTATCAAGTTCTTCGCTTTTTCCAGAAAACTCTCCCCCAAGAGCGCTATACCCAACTTTATCCAACCAAGAGTCCTCATGGTTTATGGTTTGCAGAAGGCGGGCTGTCTTTACCCAATCCATCATCAAAACAACGTGCTGTTCTGTCAGGTAGCCGTGGCTTATCAAAGCGCCGTTCATTATGACATTCCAGCCATTTGCTATACGACTGTGGTTTTCAAACGCATCGCCGTAGTCCTTGGCGCGTTGTCCGTTGATAAGTTCGTTTGCCTTATCTAAAATTTCATCACGTTTCATCTGAGTCTCCATTTTGGACGGATAAGTTACCAACCTTTTCTTCTGGATAATATACTAGCACCATCGAATTACACTTGGGGCAGGATAGGTTAGTGACCATGCTGTAATCCTCGTGCATACATTCAACGTCTTCACCCTCGTTTGCGGCTATTCCTGTGGAAAAGCTTTCCACGTCACAGTCGTGATCGCCGCCCCAAATAAGTTCTGTCTTGCAATGCCAACAATTCATTGTATTTTCTCCTCGGGATAGACCCATTTATCGCATTTCTCACAGGCATCTTGAGAATATTTGTTCCACCAACATGTCCACTTGTACCCGCAAGCGCATTTATAATTCCAAAGAACTGTCATAAATCATAACTCCATAAATTAGGCATCAATCATCGCAGCTTTCCTAGCTGCAATCGCATCCTTTAAATTAGAAAATGTTCCAAGATTTTTCTTCCTGCCATTGATGTTAGCAGAAGCCCGCCACTTCCCACGATCCTTCAAAAAACTCACGCCTTTAACACCAGATGAGTTTGATTTGCTCAACCTAGTATTCATGGACTGTTCCCTAGCCGTAACCTCGCGCAAATTAACAATCCTGTTATCACAACCGTTATGGTTAATATGATCCACGGAATTAGGCCAAACAGGGTAATGACCGTGATACAAAAAAAATCCAACGCGGTGTGCAAGCAACTTCTTTTGAATGCCGCGATAGGAAGAACTACCCGTTAAGTAATCACACGTCGATCTAACTGTCCTAACACGCCTGTTGAAAGCTGCCCTTCCACTGCGCTCAATATTGTATTTAGACGCAGCACCTTCCGCACTCACAAAAGAACTACCCTCACCCGTATCATAAAAATCTTCTGGCAATCTATCGCAGGCATAAATAAAACCGCTCTTAGAATCGTATCGATACAACCTACGCATCAATCCTAAATCTTCCCACCAACAATTCATAGATCATAACTCCTTGTGAAATCTTGAGGTTCCACGATAAACAGGCTTTGTTTAGCGCGGGTTACGCCCACATAGAATACGCGGTGCGTGTCGTCTGGGTTAACATTCATTTGTTCTTCGGCGGCGGGAGAAAGGTCTGTAAATAGAACTACGTTGTCCGCCTCTCCGCCCTTTGCCCCGTGAACCGTTGACACGGTTATGCGTGGCTCGCCGTTAAAGCGTTCGCCGCGTCGAAGCATTGCAATGATGTAGGCTCTGTCGTTCTCTGGAAGTCTGTCCATAGCAACGTGCCAAACCATATCTTCTGTAGCCAGAAGCCCGTGGGCCGCGGTCAGTGTTTCGAGGGTTACGAAGTCTGTATCTTCGACGGCGGTCAGGGTTTTAAAGCCTCTTTTCACGCGGTCTTTAGTTGACATGTAGCTGTATATTTTACGCGCTACGGCTCCTGTGATTTCTTTGCCTTTGCGCAGTTTTTCCCAACCGTTAACGGCGTCGGATATCTTTTCGGATATAGAGCGATGGCCGCGATTTATGAACAGGTATCCGGAGGACCGGAGTTCTGTGGCTACGGGCTGTAGTTGGTATCCGGCTTGGGCGAGGATGAGCCACGATCCTTCTGACATGTCGATCTCTTCGACGCTAAATATTCGGCGTATTGAGCCGTATTCATCGACCTTTGGTTTGTATTCTTTAAGGAAGCGCTTACCGATACGGGACACGACCCGTTCTGCCAGTTCGTGGATTAGGAAGGGAACGCGGTAAGACTGTGACAGGGTTTCTGACCCGCCGTCCAGCCCGATAAAGTGGTCTACATCTGCGCCTGCCCAGCGGTAGATGGCTTGGTCATCGTCGCCCGCGCAGTACATTCTTTTTGACCGTTCGTCTAGGATGTGCGCTATGTCCCATTGTAGAGGAGAAAGGTCTTGCGCTTCATCTACAAAGCATAGGTCAAAGTTAGGACAGTTATACTGACCCTCTTTAGGAAAACTTTCCAGCATATCGGTGAAGTCGAACAACTCCATGTTTTCTTTGTAGCTGGTTAGGCACTTGTCCACGTAGGTTACAATATTCCACTCTATTTCAATTGGGGTTTCGTTGTACTGTTGGCGAAGCGGCACTTTGCGCATTCGGGCGAGGTTAATCAAACCCAAGATAGGGTCTGTTGCTTTGGTCATATCTGGAAGATCGTCAGCAAAGTTATTGGTACGTGCTACGTTTAGCTGTACTCCCATCTCTCTGGAGAGTTCTCTATAGTTTTCGTCTTGCATTACCTGTTCGGGGCGTATGTCAGAACAGGTCAAAGCTAGGCTGTGCAGTGTCCGGAAGTAGAACAGGTCCTTCTTGGGATCTAAGCCAAAGCGTTTCGCGGCGCGTTCTTTTGCTTCGTTGGCGGCTTTGCGTGTAAAAGCTAGGAAGGCTATGTTCATTGGGGCCACGCCCTTTTGGAGCGCGTCGTCAACCATGTTAAGAAGTCTGGTTGTCTTTCCCGTTCCGGGAGGGCCGAATATCCTGAACATTTTTCTTCTCCCTTTCGTAAATCTGCCACACGCGCTGTTTGCTTATTTTAAACCATTTAGCGACGGCGGTTTTTGTCATGTGATGTTCGTCGATCATTCGGACGATCTCTGCGTTTCGCATCTTTTTAAGAACTGTGTCTGTCAAAACGGACTCTCCTGTTTTGGAGTAAAGTCTGGGGTTGTTATATCTATGTCCCCAATCTCAAACGCTGGGATCTGCCAGACCCGCACTGCGCGGCCTTTGATCTTCAGAACGGTGCTATCGCCGTTAATGTCACGCAGGCGCTGGGCAATTCGGTGGGACTTGTACTCAAAGAATTTGTTCTTCTTTAGAAAGTTTTCGAAGTCTTTTAGGCGGAAGAAGGTTACCATTGCGTCTTCGTCGGTCCAAGGGCGGCGGAGTAAGATCTCTTCTTTATCCTGCGCCTGCTGTAGGAAACGACAGAACTCTTCGAGGTAGTCGTAGAACTGACCGCTAACACTGGCATCCACTGCTACTTCCATGATTGCGCTTTCGTTCTCGCGCATTTCGGTAAGCAGTGAACTGATCCGGCCTTCCCACTGTTGCTTTGCGGCGCTTCGCGGCATGAAGTTGAGTTGCTCCATGCAGGCTTTTTGAAACATGGGCTGGCTCATCAGGGCGTCAGTGTCTAGCTCCAGAGGCTCGCCGTTTACATCCATAAACCAGACAGGCGGCGTTGAGTTGTACTTCCGCAGATTTGCTACCGTGGCGTTCTGCACGGCGGAGCCGATACCAAACTTACGGGTCTGGCATAGCTCCTTGTTACAGTGCGCGTTGATTGGCGCGTCGCTACAGCGGTAGGCATATTCTTTGCGCTCAAGCTGTTTTGCAACGACTGTGACTTCGCTTAGAGGCAACGGCGGCTCAAAATACTGCATGTTGTAAGTAAGGATCTCTGTCTCCCAGCTATCTGGGAAAGCTTTGCGTAGATACACGCCGATATTAAACAGGCCGTTGTTGCGCCCACCCTCAGATATTTTCTCTTTAATCAGGTGTTGCAAGCAGGGCGGGCCGTCTCGCATGGGCGTAGTTTCGGATGCCTCGGTTATTTGTAGCTTTTGTATTTGCTCTGGCGTTTGGACGTGCGTTTCGTAAAGGTTGTAGAACTCTTTTAGCGTGGCTGAAGTGCCGTCATCTAGGATGCCGTAGCGTAAACCATCCTCTGAATTATAGTAGGGCAGGTTTAGAAAGTTGCCTACATCTCCACGATCTAGGTGTAGCTTTATCTGCTTTGGAAATACTTCGCTCTCGCCGTAGCCCAGCGCGGCGGCAATACTTTTCAGAGACTTCTGCATGTCCCGTGCTTCTACCCAATCCTTACAGAAGAGGAAGCAGTGCGCCCCACCAGACTTTGATCGGCATACAACGAGCGGAAGTTTTAGTTTTCTAATCTTTTCTAAAAGAACCTTGTGATCCAGCGGATACTGGTCAATATCTACACAGCCCCACTTGCACATATTATCTGCGTTAATCGGTATGATGCCGATAGAGTTTCCCTTACCAGAGAGGTGTCCCTCCCACAGTTCCGCGGTCCGCGTTTCACGAACGATGCCTGCCTTACCTGTATTCTTACCGTTAGACTGAGTTTTTTCCACCCGATATGTGCCGTAAGCTTCTTTTAATCCATCAAAGATAGATGAGAACTTTTTAACTGTCATGGTTATGTCCTTGTGGTGGGGACTGCCTAAACAGCCCCCTAGTAAAACTTAAAACGGGATGTCGTCTGAAGCGCTTTTGTCTTCGTCGTTTTGATGTTTTACAATCACATCGCCCGTAAGCACACTTTCGGAGAAAGACTTTGCTTTGGCGTAAACGTCGGCATCTTGCACTGGGTTTTCGCGGGACATTTCCCAACCGTGCCAGCTACCTTTAGAGTTCTCTTCGGCTTCCGCTTTGATACG